CGGTATAAGTTTTCCAGTCTGTTTCTACTTTTTTATGCCTTTTTCTTGTTTTACCTTTTAATGGAGGAAGCTTTTTAACCGATGTACAAAGTTTTTTACCAATGTACATTTTATTATTTTCCAAATTGGTAATTCGATAGACAAACCCGAATATTTCTTCAGGGATGTCTATCGAAGTAACCCAATGACCTAAATCTTGATTCATCAAGATCAATTATAGTCCGCTAAATGCGATTTTAATTCATCAAATGCTTTTTGAATTTCAATATCCGTCATTTTGCGGTCCTGGTCCATTCCTCCTCTTGCTTTATATTCTCGATAAGCTACTTCATAAGGACTGCATCCACGGCTTTCAGCCTCTTCTTCAATCTTTTCCCATTCTTTATCAGTAAAGAAATCAACCGGAATTTTGGGATATTCCTCAGCATCTTCTTCTTTATATTTTCGTTTAATAACCCTCGTTTTGAATAAAGACTTAGGAATTCTATTGTCTCCTGGAGCATATGAATCAGTATTTGTAATATTTCCTCCAGTCGCCTGGGCTGAAGGAGCTAAAACAGAACCAGCTGTCATTCCTTCGCAGTCTTCTTCAACTTTTTTCTTGTTAATGGATAATGAGGCAATATCCTTATGTCTTTTTAGCTTCATAAATGTTATAATAACATTAGTTAAAGTCATGACACCTCAAGAAAAACTCGAACAATACTCAAAAGAAATTACCGAAGATTTAAAATTAAATGAAATGGTTATTCAGCAAAAATCTTTTGAAATTCCCCAAAGAAAACATTATTGGGTAACAAAGCTGATTTTAGAAACCCAGGAACTCAATAGATTGGAACGAAAGAAGAAAGCTCTTGAAAAAACTGCCCTTGAAAAGCAGGAGCCATTGGTTCAAATGTCTACTGCTTCCATGAAAAACGTTATCGCCAATACCAAGCCTATGCAGGAAATTACTCAAGAGATCGAAGACCAGAAGATGCTGGTTGAATATTTGAATAAAGTCGAAAAGATCTTTGCCTATATTACGAATGACGTTAAGAACATCGTCGAGATCATGCAGCTTCAAGTTCTGTAATTTAATTCTAAAAAATATCTAAAAAATTTTAAAAACTTTTAGGCTTGTACTTTATTACCTGAAGGGTAAAAGAATTTAAAATAATTCTCCAGGAGATTTTAAAAATAAATTGTCGAAACCAATCTGATTTCTATAAGTCAGATTGGTTTTTTATTATCCATAGAGTACCGAAGAGATCCTGATAATAAATGTACTTATTCAAATCTTATCTGAACTAGACAATTATCTGTTTAGTTAAACTTCCAACTGGCGCACGGTAATTTCG